ATCGCAAAGCAAAACGTCATGCTGGAAGCTGGATCGCGCGAGAAAAGCGTCAAGCTATCTATTTTCGTGACCAAAGAAAATGTTGGTACTGTGGCATGTCTGAGTCACAGATAGAGAAAGATAATATCAAAAGAAATGACTTCTGGAATAGTCTATCTCTAGATCATATCGTTCCTGATTCTCAGGGAGGTAGCAATCTAGCTAACAATCTCATCACTTGTTGCAAAAGATGTAACAGTAAGAGAGGAACCAAAACTATAGCTGAATTCCAAGTTTATGTTGGAATGAGCACCAGAAGAAAGAACCAGCTCAATGCTAAAATCGTTGAAATCATTCAAACCAATGACTCTAGATCTAGAGCTAAAAACTCTCTTCATCTTGGTGGCCACTTTGAAAAGTCATATCAGTTGTTCAAACTTCTCAACGATAAAAGTTAGAAGTTAGAAGTCAGTCAATCTGACAATCAAGCTCCGGATCTCTGAATAACTGCATTTGGATAGGTCTGCGAGCTTGATATTTATTATTCTTCAGCAAAGCCTGGATGTCTTGAAGGATATGCTCTATCGTTGGAATATCCCACCCATTTCCTATGTTATGAAGCCGTTTATAATATGCGTTATGTATTGATGTATATCCTTCCGGTAAACCTATCATCAGCTCTATTTCTCGAATTGTAGGATAGACTATTGAATTATCATCATGAGAAATAAATTTTGGCGGTTGAGTACAAGTAACACAAGGATATTTACTACTTCTGTAATAAGCTCGACATGTCTGACTATAATAATTATGCTCTTTGTGATCCAGATTGTCTGACCACTGCATAAATCTTTCATTGTAAGCTACTCGACATGTTTTTTTTCGTTCATTATCTTTGATCGTCTTAATATCTATATGATACTTTCCACGTTTATCTTCTTTTCGATATACATCTGATATTACTTGTTTATTGTTTTCAATCGGTAGTTTCCGAATCGGTATATTTGACCAGTAATATCTTCTTCTTTCAGCTATAGAAAAATGACCACTATTTATAAATACCGGTTCATATCCTAATCTACTTGATATCAAATTCAGATCCTTTGATAACATCACGACATTTTCTAGTAAGAAGTAAGTAGGCCGGACTTCTTTCAATAATCGTTCAAATTCAAAATACAGCTTCGATCTAGGATCTTCTAGTCCTAATCCTCTACCAGCACTTGAAAAACCTTGACAAGGAGAACCAGCTAACAGTAAATCGATCTTCGGTAGATCACTAGCTTGGACTTTACAAACATCACCGATCTGTTTTGTATTCGGAAAATGCTTCATTGTTACATCAATAGCTGATTGATCTATTTCACTTGCAAAATAATTTGTCGGTGTAATACCTAGATTCTTTAATGCTAATTGACCACAACTAATTCCGTCAAACAAACTTAATACATTCATAATACATTACTCTCAATTTACAGTATAATGTATTATAACATAATCAGCGATATTATTGGTCTGATTCTGACTTTTTTTCTGTCGTTTCCGACTTTGGTTCCGGTGATGTAGCTTGTGGTGCCGGTTTCGATTGTACTGCGTTTTGAGTTATCGGAGCTTCGCAATCTACAAAACCATATCTCAATTTCATTTCTCGAATCTTCAACGGTTCTTCACAAATATATACATATCCTTCAGCTTCATGCTTGATTGATACCCCATATTCACGATTCTCTTTCTTATGTTTAGCCCATGTTTCCATATATACTTCCTCTAGCGAATAAACGCCTATGTTTGTTTAATATTCTTCGTGCCATAGCTGGAACAAATGATCCTTCAGCACTTCCGAGATTATAAGAGTAGCCGTTTGTTCTTTCTGATTGAAATCCGACATGACTCTGTTGATTAAATAATGATACTGCTATTAAATTTCCTGCATAAACCAGATCGCTCGGTACACTATCAAATCCAGCTGTGTAAGTACATTGTACTATTGCCCTACCACTCGGAATAACATAATACAACGGGTCCATTTTGATAACGCCCAGATCTTTATTTAATACATAAGTACCGTTGTTTGTTGTAGGTGTTGAAGCACTTATAGCTTCTCCGTTTATCGTCAAACCTACTATCGAAACCACCGGCCTATGTCTCAATGCTACTTCTGTTTGGCCCACAAAATCTATATCTATAAAATCTGTGTATGTTGTTGTTGTCGCACTTGTTAAATCTAGCTCATCCAGTATGATCTGATCTACTACATCAAGAAGTATCGTTATAGCGTCATCATATCGTGTCGTTCCGGCACATGTGCCACCACTTATGCCTAACATAGCTTTGATCGTTGTTAATTGTGCGAATGTTGCCATTTACTTCTTCACTGATTTCTTTCTAGTAGATGCTTTCTTCTTCACTGTTGCTTTTGGTTTCGGATCTTCTTTGATTGTTTCTTTTTCGGTCCACTCTTTGTATTCAGCTGTAATATCATTCCAACCATAACAAAGAGCTACATTTCTTGAAGTTTCATCTTTCAATCTTATTCCACAATAAGCTCGACCTTTGAATTCTACTGTGAAACTACTCGCTTGTTCTGTATATGTACTGAATAAATAGGACAACGATAAATCACGATCTGATCTTACCAATATATAATTATAATCTTCTAGCATTTTTGCCTCCAGCATTGATTCTGCTCTTCTAGTATAACATAAAAAAAGAGGATCTTACGATCCCCTTTCCATTCACATAACAAACTCAATATGAATATTTATGACTAACTATATTGCAAAGTCCGGATATATCTATCTATGCTATCCAATATGAGTTAATAGAGCTGCACCTTTCGTATTGCTTAATACATTTGAACCATCCCAGTACATATCGAATTGATCGAACTGAGAATCGGTTTTTGCAATAGGCATTACGGTTGTAGGTGTCAATTCTGCGATGTAGTTATACCTTGTGTTCAATACCATAAGAGCTGTTCCAGCGCCAGAAGTGTCTTTTATAGCTCCAGCTGCATTGAAGTTAAGATCGTTTGGCATTGAAGTAGATACTACTAACGGAATTCCGTCATAGGTTCTTACTCTAAAGCCAGCTGCGATTTCAACTACATCATTGAATCTTTGTTGTGCTTGCAAAGCTGCATTAACAGATCTAATTCCACCAAATGATCCGATAATAACCAAATCACCTCTTTGAGCTGATCCTTTTACTCGGTCAATCGCTTCATCTAGTTTTGCTAGTGATAAAGCTGCGTTTGCGGTTGTAGCTCCAGCATTTGAAACAGTTTGAGACATGTCAAATGAATTGATTTGTTGAATCAATGTCAAAAATCCAGCCGGTGCGTTAGCGTCTGCCGAACCCAAAGAGTTAGCACTGATCATTCCAGTTTCTAACGCATTGGCGAAATCTTCAGCTTTAGCTGCCATTTCTAATGCTAGGATATCAGCATAAGATCGGCCTGTTGCTTGAAGTTTTCTAGTGACCTTTCCACGAGTAACCAAAGATCGATATGGGAATGATACTTGACCGTATGTTCCTGTTTCTTCTGCAACCGGATCGGTATCTGCTAACCAAGTAGCACCGTTTGTTCCAGCTTCTCTTCGGTTGATATACTCAGCATCTCCAGATCCAGCTCTTCGAGATAAGACAGCTTGCAAACCGAATTCTCTCAAAGTTAATTGTTGAACTGTTCTATTGATGAATGTTTGCAATAATGCCGTTCCAGCATTACCAACATTAACGGCACGTTCAAAACGCTCACGAGTAGCGTCTGAACTTCCTGCCCAACTTGTTCCAAAATTTGTCATATTGTTGTTCTCCTAGTGAAATTTTTTATATTGTGTGATTATCCAATTAGGCCGTCTTTTTCAGCTGCATTGAGCCCAGCCGATAATAATTCTTTGATCTTATGAACAGATAGTTTTGACATTTCTGTTTCTTCTGAAATAACATCAACGTTTCTTTTTACGATAGCTGATAAACCGACATATCCTTCTTTAGAAGATCGCTCTACCAAACTTTCAATAGCACTTGTTGCTCCTATTCCTCTATGCAACTGGCCTGGATGAAGTCCAACTCGTTGAGGTTCAGATAATGCACTTTCAATTATTTCATTTTGCTTTTCAATAATTGCTCGAAGCTCTTCAACTTCTTTTGGTATTACTGTTTCAATTGTTGCTTTTTCAACTTCTTTAACAGGAGCTTCATTCATTGTTGATTGTGCTCTGCTTTCAATATTGTCGATACGATCAGATAACGGCTTTAGGCCAGCTTCAATTGATCGACCAATTAATTCAGCCAATGTTTTCATATCTTCATTATTCATGGAGGACTCCTCTTTGATTGTTTCTGATTGTAGTATAACACTTTTTTCTATAGTAGTGTCTGATTTTTTAATTTCTTCTTCTTTGTTTCTTAATTCTGGAGCTTCTTCTCCAAATTTAGAATAATACTGACTCAAAACATTGTGTATTTGCTCACGTTCTTCTTCCGGTACATCAACACCGCCTCTAGCACCATTCAAAGCCGCCATAGCTGCTCTTACACCATTCAACACAACCCGCAATTCTCCGTTTACCATTTTCGCTATTGGCAACTTATATGCTCCTTTGGTTTCTGGGTTAGCTTCTGCGTCTCGATAAACATGAGCCATAGCATAACGATTCCAGTTATCTAATCCTTCTCCTAGTACTTCATCTTGAGCTGTTGTATCCCAACCCCACGGAACATCTTCAGCTGCTAACGGCATATCATCATTGAAAGGCATTACTGAAAAGTTTTGTAAATGATCAAACGGACTATTTGTTAATTCATCCACTGCCGGAACTTCTTCTGCCGGTCCACCCTCTACTTCAACGTCATTCATTACCGGTTCAACGACTACCGCACTACTATCTAGATCTCTCGTTTCAGCTTCTTCTTTTTCTTCGGTTCGTTCATTTGCAAGATCATCAAATTCCATTTTGTTCTGTTCCATTAAATCTTTCATGAATTCTTCCATTTTCTTTTCAAATACTTCTTTCATGTATTCCTGCATTTCTTCATGATCCATATACTCTTTCATCTTCTCTTTCATTTCATGATCCATGTATTCTTCCATTTTCTGCTTCATATCTTCTTCATGAGCCATTCGATCAGACATGTTCTTTTCAAAAGTTATCATATACTGATCTTCTGTTTCGTTGATTTCAGCTATATGACGTTTCTCCACTTCTGATTGATCTTTATTTAATTGGTTCTCGGGAAGCTTTGTCTGTTGAATAACATCTGATTGTTTCGATAACTCTTTCTTATCATCTGAAAGAGGCAAGTCCGAAACTTCAGAAGTTTCTTCTTTTTCTGTCGGTTCTTCAAGATTTGGTTTTTCTGTTGGTTTCATTGAGGATCTCCATGTTGATATGATAGTGTGTAACTCTTTGCTATTCTTTGAATACGTTGCTAATCCTACTGAATCAGGGTTAGCTGGTGCTCTCGTTATTGCTAGATGATCTAATGTTACTGACTTAATGATAACACGTTCGATCTCATCATCTGAATTTGTTATCACTTCCATATCATTGAACCAGCCACCTATGCTCTGGCCTATCGGTTCTCCTCTTCTCAATCGTTTTACCAACTCTCTAGCTATAGCGTCTTCTCCATACAATCTTGATCGGACCAGTAAAGAATATTGTCTATCTCCTCTTTCTGCCGGCATGACTACATCATCTTGTTTTAATTCAGCTTCATACGTTCTACCAATCACTTCATCCCATTCTGCTAAATCTCCATTCGATCTAGAAGTGTGACGAGGCAATAACGGAACGCCCATTTGCATTTGGCCCTGCATTTCTAACAAAGCACTATAACTCATTTCGGTTCCGTAACTATCTATAGAAGTACTACTAGCAATCCCTTCTATTGAATAGTATTTAGCCGGTCGCCCTCTACCATTGATAGCTCTCAAACTTTCTTCGATATCCATCTCTTTATCTTCTTCATCATAAGCTCGAACATCTATATCTTTGATACCCAAATGTATTCTTTCTGATCCATTCAAATTATATGTCACGTTTCCAGATTCATGATTCGTAGAACTGACACAACGAAATTCAATTTGTTTTTTCATACTCAACCCCTTTGATCTTGTAGCATTTTCTATTTTACTTATTTCTTCTCTAACCAAATTTTTCATATATGACTCTCCTCGATTACCAATAACCAACCACTTGATCTGAGCTATCGTTCCTGCCATTCTGAAATCTTGTTTATGTCTAGCTGCCCACGCCTCTCGTAACCTAACAGCTTCTTCATCCGTTGACGTTTCTATTGAACCACCTTGATCTAATATCTTTGTCAATCTAGTATATTGTTTGTTTCCGAGTACATTACCACCACGATCCCAAATACTTGGATAGTCATTCTTTATCATTTCAGCAAAGTCACGATCAAACAAAGGATATTCACTATTCCTCAATGACACTTTCATATCATCCCCTGACTTTGGGAAATTTGTCGGATCTACATCTCCAACAGCTCTTTCTAGATCTTCTGATAAATCAGCTAACATATATGATTCTAACTTCGCTAACGTATCTGATATACTATTTATCTTTGACTCACCCCAAGCCGGCATGTGACCAAACTCTTCCAAAATCATTTTGATCGTTTCTGCATTGATCTTGATTGATGTTAACTGAGTAATCAACATGTCTAATTCATTCGGACTTAGCTGATTTTCCGGATCTAACAACCCTCTTAATCGTAATCGAGATCTTGATTCTTCTCCCTTGCTACTCATAGGATGATCTCTAGGCAATAAATCAGTGTCATGCTTGCCACTTCTAAATCTACCATTCCTCAAAGCATACAAATAACTATTAACTCTAGCTATCGCCCACTGTTCTGCACTCGTCACCGTTGGCCTAACACTTTCCGGATTCGTATTGTAAGCTCCAATTCCTCTCCAATATACCATAGCCAAAGTAGGGGCCGTTGTTCGCTTACTTCGATCCGATCCTACTTCTTCATTATGTTCTCGAGCTTTGGTATCTATTACCTTCTTCGTTGATTCCGGTAGAGCGTCATAAGCTTCTTTCTTCGTTCCAAACTTATCCTCCTGACGTATAATCATATCTTCTGTACTACTTTCTTCTTCACTCGGTTCTTCTCGTTCACCAGATCGATTCATAGAAACAAAGTCAATAGAACCACCCATGCCGGCATGATTCACACAATAATAATACAAAAGAGGCGTATCCTCACTTGTATTTAATACCAACTTATGTTCTCTCGTTCCTACTTCTCCAATCAGCTCAACGCCAGTAGTATACGCAACACCACCATTATGCGTTCCGTCTCTCGTTGTACTAAACGCCATATTATGAGATACATTACTTTCAGCTTGTTGTAAGAAGATATATCTATTTCCTTTCATCAACTGAATATTTTCATGACGATATCCGTTCATATAATACTTACCACTTACAACCGTTACATAAAACGTCTTATTGATATCAGCTTCATATAAACCACTATCTGGCTCTTTATCTATAAAGATATCCCCAATTGTCGTATCTAACGCCCGATCTTCTGACTTTTCCAAAGATTCTATGACACCTTTCAAAGCAGCTGATATTATTGATGAAGGTATATTGATGTGCATTTTTACAAAATCCTCTTTCCTTCTTATAACATATTTTTATATATCTTGTTCTGTTTCTTCATATTCTGTAGGCCGTGCCGGTTCAATTGGAACTATTACATCACCACCTATCGTTTCACTACTACTATCATCCGTTTCTAACGACATAGCTTCTCCTAGATTCTGAACAGGGGTTGGCATACCTGCCACTTCCATTGTTGCTACATCACCACCTTTGATAGGCAACAATCCCAATTCTTCTCTTACTTCATTCCTCGTCATAACGCCATTTCTAACATATATCTGATGTTTCGTTGCCAACTTTTGCATGTCGTCTGCATTTAATCTAGCTTCTCTATTAAATCGAAAACGTATATGCTGAGCTACTTCTTTACCATACAACAAAGGCAATACCAACGTATTGATCTTTGATTGTAACAATTCCAATATAGGGGTGACCAAATGACTACTAGAAACATCCAACTGCGCTTGAGCGGTCGCACGATTGATCCCCTCACTTATTCCCATTTCAACCGGTTGAACCCCAAAAACACGATACACAGCTCTACGAATATCATCTATCAACTGCCTCATTTCTATATCTTTAGGCGTTCTCTTTAATTCCAACCACTTCGCTCCCACACCACTCGGATCTGGCGTTGTCATTACTCGTATCTTATGATCCTGACCTTTTAATCTCTGCATATCTGCTTTGGCCTCTTGAGCTGCTCGCCCACTTATTCCTGCCAAAACCAAAATGCCTGGAGGGATCTCGTCTGCGTCTAACGATAACATAGCATGTTGACTTCCTCGCATTAAAGCTATGACTTCATTCACCAAAGCTTCTAACAAAGGATTTCCAACCCCATCCGTTGTATTCGGATAGAGATTGAAATATAGTAACTGACTCGGCTTGAACTTTACTGTCGTTGTCTGTGAACCACTTGTGTAACCCGTAGGCTCCCCACCACTATAGATATTCTGTTCATATCTTACTATCCTACCTTTGTTATTCAAGATAGGAACTACTGTCGATCCTCGCAACGGTACCAATTCGCTTAACTTCATTTCTCTGTCATAGACTATTTCTATTGATCCTCTATCATATACGAGAACATCAGTTAAAAAAGCTGTCATGATTTCCTGCCACGTCTGACCGTTCTTATTCGGCATATTCAAAAATGCGGTGCCAGTTTTCGATAACTCATTCAACTCGGCCCAACCTTCTTCCTGTGGCGATCTGATAGGCTCAACCAACCAATCAAATGTTGCTACTCGTCTAACTATACTATCTATAGCTGCTCGAACATCACTACAACGCCTATATACTTCCCACAACTCTCCGTCTGATAATGTTCTGTTCGTTCGTTCATACTCAGATCCGTATAATACAGAACTACCTCCATACAGATCCGTATAATAATGCAAACCCTTCCTAGCTCGTTGGATTCCTCCCCACGTTCCTCTTTCAATAGGCTCTTTCTTCTTCTCTCCTATTTCTATTCTTCTATTTGCTATCTGTATCATGTTATTCTTCTCCAAGCGTATCGTTCACGATTCTGTAGATATTCTTCATCTTCATCATTTTCATAAGCTTCTCTTTCAAAAGGAATATCATAATATGCTTGTGATCCACTTAAACCTTTCATAATGTTTCGAAACCAATAGTAAACATACAAGAAAAGGAAAAAGACAAAACCTAATTCTAAGAATTGTTGAAAATGAATAGTTTCATGTCGCTTTGTTCTTTCTGTCATTATATCCCGAGAAAAAACAAAAAAACCAAGTGTGATAGCTCCTATTGTTATAGGACTAAAATAACTAAGGACTACAGGAAGTTTTGAGTTTTCAATAAATATAGGTTTCCATTCTTTCATTTCTGTTATCCAAACGATCCATTCATTTCTGATAAATCAAAAGCTATTCTATTATATACATCTGCAAAACGATAGTGATCAGCTGCTCCATTTTCGGTCCAGATGATTCGACTCTTTTCCGTATCTACAACCCTAACCGGTGCCCGCATTTGATCCACAAATCCCAATACAGTAAATACATCACTCGGAAATATACGATTCCCATTCACTATCTCATCAAAAGTAAAATCTATTATCTGTGTCCTATCTACTGTAACCGTTCGATCTCGCCAATTCAACTTCCTGCCATATTCACTATGACTAACCTTTGCATTTGGATGAAAACGACACAACCAAACAAAACATTCCGTTTCTTCCATAGCCCAATCTCGAAGCTCCTGACACTTCCTTGTCTCCGGCATACTGTCAATCACCACACAATCAACACGATAACGCAAAATCATATCTTGTAACTCTTCAAAATGCTTACAAGCTCCTACAAAAATCGTATTACGAACCGCTATATCTATCAACTCTCCATGTTCGTTCGTCTCTTCTCTTACTTCTGCAACTGATATCATTACATTCAATACACTACCAACATCAACGCCCATAGATACAACACGATCAGCTAAATAATCTCCACCGCCATAATCTAACTCATCACCAGTAGCAACATTATGCAAATGCTCACCAGTCAATCTAGCTCCACTATGTTCAAAACCCTGACCCAATACAGAAGTGTAAAACGTTGATAAACGATTCATATCTCCCTGACCTAACATCCACTCTTTATATAAATCTAACAAAGGATCACTCAATACGTCTAATCTCGTCATTCTAAAACTCTCACGTTCTCGACCAACATAATTAGCTACCCACTCTCCTCGTCTATGTCTTATAAACGGCCTATGACACTTCCTACAAACAGGATCTATATTTCCCTTAAATACTTTCCACTCTCCTACTTTCAAACTGATTCTAGGATCTCTCGGTACCCAATCACCATCTTCCGTCTTTCTTACTACATTCTCAAACCAGTCTAACGTCTGCCACTCTCCACAATGATCACAAACCGTATACCACAAACGTTGTGACCCCTCATCATATAACTTACTTATTCCTATATTTGGCAACGTAGGATTACCTAACCTATACATCTTCGGATCTGATGAAGCTCGTAATCTGTCTTTACCCTTAGCTAAATTTGCCGGATCACACTGATCCAATTCATCTATGATCAACGTATCAGCTGAAAATTCTACAAAATCTACGGGCGTATTACTTCCCAAAAACAACATTGAACCACTTCCAAAACGCTTCAACTTGTTATTACCGGTCTCTTTACCATTCGGTAACAACAAACGATATCCCTCACTTTGCAATAATATCCTATTGATTCGCTGAGCTACAAATCGATCTCGACCCCCAAACGTAGGCAACACATAAGCTACTATCCTACCCAACGATCCAGCATGATAAAAACACAAGTTTATCATCAACTCGCTCAAACCAGTCTGAACAGCTTTACATATATCCGCACCCTCCTCAGGCAATAACTTATACAAAGGTGGCAAACTCGGATAATTCAAAAAACTCATAGGTTGGCCCCTCGTATTCCTATGGTGACACAACACCTGTCCTAACATTGGAGCTATACTATTTAATTCTGATACTGTCGCTTTATACTGTTCTAACATACTTCCACTATATCACGTTCTCAGCTGCCTTACACTTTCACAAAAATTACAGAAAAAATTTCCGGCATATCTGTATAGCAGTAGAGTAAAAAAATCAAAAAAAAGAAAGGTAGGGGGGCCCTAGAAGAATCAACATGCTTTGTTTCGTTCTTCTAATTTCTTTTTATTATAAGCTTGTTCCCAAGATATCAGATGAGCAATAACAAATCTATCAGTTATTCTATACATATCAATAAGCTGGTGCATACAAAGATCTGATACGGATTGTTTCAATAATAGATACTTTCTTATAATATATTCCGGACTCATTTCTTACCTCTTATATCTATGTATCTAGGATCAGCTTTATGCCCTCCTTCTTCTGCGAAATCTTGAGCTCCTTCAATTGTTCTATGAAAAGATAAATGACTTCTTTTTTCATTTGTTAAATAATAATTATCGTTGCAATATGTTCCATGTTGTGGTTTGTTTTTTCGTTTATCAACTTCGCATATATGCCATTCCAGGCCTTTGATTGTAGCTTTAAGGCCACGAACATAGATAGGTTTCTCAATGGGGCCAAATGTCCTAATATAAGCTATTTCCCAGATGATCGGATCTTCTTTCATGATCGTTCCTTGTTAATTATTTATTAAATATGAAATTATTACATAAATAATGCTTGACATTATAATGTATAATGTATTATAATATATTATATACGAAACATCAACAAACGGAGAACATCATGTCAAAACTTACAGATATTCAAAATCAAATCACAGAACAAGTAATTAACGGATTGAAAGATCATAAGAAGTGGATACCAAGCTTTCAAGCTGGTGGCCTTCCACGTTCCATTGGAACAGGTAATGCTTACACTGGCGTCAATACGTTGTTATTGATGTTTGCTGGCTTTGGTTCACCTTATTTTGGTACTTATAAAGCTTGGAAAGCAACAGGCTCATTTGTAAAGAAAGGACAGAAGGCCACACGTATCATCTTCTTCAAGCCGGTATTCTGTAAAGAAAATCCGGAAGAGATCAAGTATATGAATACAAAGATATATTCAGTGTTCAATATTGAACAAGTAGAACTAAGCGAAGAAGCTAAAGCTAAATTTGAAATCAAAGATGGCGTTAAAGCTGAAGGTTCTTTGTTAGATTACTTCAATCATTCAGACGCTCCTCAGTTAGTTACTGGTGCCCCAGCATATAGACCTCTATCAGATACTATATCAATCCCTAGTAACTTCAAAACAAGTGAAGCAGCTGTGAGCGTCTTAGCTCATGAGATCGTTCATTCGACCGGTGCTAAATCGAGATTGAATCGTGATGGGGTGGCAAACTTCGATAAGTTTGGCTCTCATCAATACAGTTATGAAGAGCTGATCGCAGAATTAGGGGCCATGTTCATTTGCGCGGAACTCGGAGCAAATAGCGAAGATGTAAAAGAAAATAGTCAAGCATACATCAACAGTTGGATCAAAAAGTTAGAAGAAAATCCAACTTGGATATATAAAGCTTCCAAAGAAGCTAGCAAAGCTGTAGAGTACATTATGACTAGAATAGAGAAGAAAGAGATCGCAGCTGCATAAGCTGACGATCATCTTTTTGAAAATAATTACATATTTACTATTATTTATTTGTAATGCACTTTGTATTATGTTACAATGATATTAACAACGGAGCATATTATGACAACATACATTATCTTTTTCACCGGCCTCATTTATTCTGACTCTTTGAATTCAGAAGTATACGACAGTGAATATATGGAAGTATCAGCTGACTTCTTTGCTAGACTTCTTAAGGCCCAAGCCGGTGCTAGTTCTAGTGAAACAGGTATCTTTCTAAAGTCTTTCAAACTTATGAGAATAAAGCTTCCTGTAATTCAAAAAGAATTCGGATCTGATGTTGATAAATACAATCAGATCGATTCATTAAATGAACATCTACCATTTTAAGGAAGGAGATAATCATGCTTGAATTTGCATACTTAATTAATGAATACAGATCCGAAATATATTCTGTTTTATTCTGTATTACTATTTTATCAATTTTCATTTTATCAATAACGGAGGAAAAATGAAATCAAACCAACCAATGATCGATCAGGTCAAAAGTATCGCCAGAAGATCATGGCTGAAGCCCAAAGAAGCTAGAGATAGTTTTGTTATGACAGTTTTATTCGTTCATAAATCGTTTTCAGCTATCGAAGTTGAAAACTGTTTGGAATATATCAAAGGCCAGTTATACGAGCTTGAAAAGCCAAATATAGCAGCTCAACAGCTTAATCTGTTTCGAGTTGAACCAAAAGAACCAGATCCAAATATAGAAAATCAGAAAGAAATATATAAAGAACTTCAGTTATATATAAGAATGAATAAACAATCTTTAACAAGGAATAGATAGAATGAATCAAAGAATGAAAGCCCAGAAAGCACTAGGCCTGGCCGTGCAGCTTCTGAATAAAGAGAATGTATTGATAGAAGATATAAGCTTGAATAGAGATAAATATCAGCTTGAAAGAATAGTTATTATTATCGGAGCTGATGATCATAAAAGATTATTTGTTGAAGAATCTATTAATTATGATTGTTGTACCAAAATGCTAATTCATCATTATAGCGGTCACTGTTCAATCGTTGCCAGAATATTTGAACCTTGCATGAAATGTCAAGATATAGCTCGGAAGTGGTCCGAACAAAAAGAAGAATAGACCAGGCCGGCCTATCTTGATGATTTGATCAGCAGCTAACCCAAACCCCTATGAAAGAGGTTCGAGCGCTTTGCAAAGGGCGATAGTGTGTTTACACCCTATTGATTGACGTTGATCGTTGGTACGAAAAAATTGGCACCCACAAGATACTTTTCCGCTTTTCCAAAGTGAAACGGCATATATTTCACCGTTTGAACCTTGCATGGTCGTTTGATAGTTTCCTCCTTTGGTTGAGATACTAGCACCAGAACCACGAAGAGCTTCCAAAATCTGTTCAGCTCTGAAGATCAATTTACTTCCTTGACCTTTGCGAGCTGCTTCATTATTTTGGATGATTGTAATGATTTTATTTTGTTGTTCGCTATTCATAACTTTTCTCCGTTGTTTATTAGTTATAATCTATTCTATCATAAATAATACAGATTGTGTAATCTTTTTTATTTTTTTTTAAATTGTTTCTTTTTTTTATGCAGCTTCTTCAATAAGTGTTTTTAATTCTCGCTTATTGACTATCTTTCTGATACCAACCGATCCAAGCTCTCGGTTTCTCTGTTGAGCTTTTTTGGCAGTACCAAAAAACAATTCCGAACCAATCAAGTAATATTTCTTTTTCATGTTGAACTCCCGTTGTTAAATTTATTATACATAATGCATTATATATTTGTCAATACTTTTTTTAAATTTATTTCATTATTATTGAAAATAAATACAATCATCCATATCTCAAGCTGTTTGTATTCTCGGACCAGGCCGATATCAATACATACAAAAAGAATGAAAGGAGCAACGTGGCCCCTTTCTGATGATTGATTGATTGATAGTGATTATTTCACACTATCGAACAAGTCACGACCCAAAGATATTTGAGCGTCTTCTGATAGCTTGATTTGTCTCCAAGCTGATGTTGGTAGTTTGTAGCCTAACAATTTCTTTGCTAAGGTCAAACCGTTTCTAGATCCTCTTTTCTTTGAAGTGCTTTCTACTGTTGTGATCTTTACTGTTTTCTCTACTGATACACCAGCGATATAAACCGATCCGTTTCTTTCTAGTGCAGGAATACCAGCAACAGAAGTAGGGTTGAATACAAGAGGCTTTCTCTTGCTAGGAGCAGGATGAAGAACACTGTCAATAGCAGCTTGAGCGTCTTGCTCAGATACTTCAACATTTGAAATAGAATCTGTTTGTCCTACTAGAGAACCTTTCAAAGATTCAACGATTTCAAGATTTTCAGCTTTAAGATCAGCAAATGACTTTGAAAGATCTAACAATACTGCGATTGTTTCTGATTTTGAATTTTTTGTAATGATTGATACTAACATAACTTTTCTCCGTTGGTTCGTTGTTATATTATTAGTATATAGAGTATTCTGATAATTGCAAGAAAAAATGTATTTATTTCAAAAAATATTTAAGACATACTATATTATATCGCTATAGACGGCCTCGAAAATACTGAAAAAAAATCAAAATAAATCAATATTTATATATGATAACCAATTTGTTGCGCATATTTGATCGCAATTCTACAAGTTGCAGCTGGTAGGTCTTTAATAATGATCTTTACAGTAGCCTCCAAGCTCCATGAAAAATGAGTTATCCGAACTAGATGATAAGAAGTTTCTTGATGATGATTGATGATCACCTTTTCCAAAGTGAAACCGTTTTGTTTCAGCTGATGAATGACAGGAATTATATCCTGCTCTTTCTTATATATTTCCTCGATAGTCTGTTTCAAAGCTTCAAACGTCTGTTTAGACAGATGATCACCGGCCTGGCCGTCAATGATATATTCTATTCGTTTATTCATTATTGATACCTACTTGATAAATATTCTTTGATCTTATTATATTCAGGAAGTGTATAAGCTTGAATATACTTCTTTTTTTCCCAAACGACATGTCCTATAACCTTAATCATAGTAATCATAGGATCTACTTGTAAAGACGTTATCTGAGCTTCTGATAGTAGTTTTATAGAACTGCCAGCGGTCCAGCTTTCTACTTCTACGATCTGAAGTCCGGTAGCTTGTTTTTTATTTAGTGAATAGATTGACGTTAGATCTAACATAGTTTTTTTCCTTCATTTATTAAAAGTT